TGCTGTTATTAATATAAGCACAAGAACATACGATGGTCAAATTAGAAAAAAAAGAAACTCAGAAACAATTTCAGCGACCTTTGTGTCAACCCTGTCAGACGCTGCCAATGGCGTTGTCCTTATGTCCCTATCCCCATCTGTAACTGCCAATATTGCGGCGGGAACATATGTTTATGATTTTCAAGAAACCAGTGGAACCACAATAACAACACTAACCACTGGTATTGTCACAGTTGTTGGAGAGGTTAATCGTGTCGGGTGATATAACAGTATTGCAAATAACAAGCGGAGATGTCACTTCCGTGACATTGCATACAAACGATGCTACAATATTAACAGCAACTGCGGCGACTATTAATACTGCGTTATTAAGCTTAGCAACAGATGCTCCAGAAGCAATAGCAAGGTCAGCTTCTGTGGGGGTAAGTAGTTTTGTAGCTAGGGCAGATCATGTTCATAGCGCAGCAACTTTGTTGCTAGATGGGGGAAGTTACTAATATGGCAAATACACTTAGAATTAAAAGAAGAACATCTGGGCCGTCTGGAGCCCCAACCACATTAGAAAACGCTGAGCTGGCCTACAATGAGGTCTCAGACATACTCTACTACGGCAAGGGTACTGGTGGCACAGGTGGTTCAGCAACCACCTCAGAGGTTATCGGGGGCATTGGTGCTTTCCTTTCACTTTCTGGGACACAAACTGTAACTGGCGATAAAACTTTCTCTGGCACCACTGCTGGCATTACAAAAACAATGGTCGGTCTCGGCTCGGTTGATAATACAACTGATGCTGGCAAGCCCGTCTCCACTGCGGGTCAGACTGCGCTCGATTTGAAGTCCAATGTTGCATCCCCAGCCTTTACGGGAGTCCCTTCCGCCCCAACCGCATCCGCGTTGACTTCTACGACTCAGCTTGCGACCACGGCGTTTGTTACAAGCGCTGTTGCCAATGTTACATTAACAGGAACGACAAATCAAATTGTTGTAACTGGTACGGTTCTTAGTCTTGCAACCGATGTTACAATTCCAAATAACCTAGTTGTCACTGGTGATTTAACCGTTCAGGGCAATACGGTAACTCTTAATACCGCGACTTTGATAGTGGAAGACAAAAATATTGTTCTTGCAAATGTCGCAACCCCGACAGATATAACAGCAAATGATGCTGGTATAACTATTCTTGGTGCAACTAACAAAACATTTAATTGGTTGAGTGCGGCTTCAGCATGGACATCATCTGAAAACATTGATATCGCAACTGGGAAAGTTTTAAAAATTGCTGGAGCGTCAGTTTTATCAGGCACGACGCTAGGTTCTGGTATTATCTACTCAAGTTTAACAACGGTTGGTACTATTACCAGTGGTGTATGGAGTGGGACTATCGATGGCGTAACAGTTGATGGTGGGACTTTTTAATTAGGAGAATCCAATGGCTAATGTTATAAAGTTAAAAAATTCTTCAACAGCCAGCACCAAGCCCTCGGCTTTAGAATTTGGGGAATTGGCTATTAACTATAGAGATGGCGTTATCTTTTATAAAGACCCCGACAACAATATTATTAATATGGCTCTAAAAGATTTAGAAGTTGCTGCTGCAATGCAGGCAATTTAAGGCTCAGAACTCTACTTCTGATATAATTGACTATGGATGATGTCAAAATAGAAAACAGCAAAACACTAACACTAACGCTTCCCAGCGACCCCACATCCAACGCTGTGTCTGTAAGCCTTTATCACGAGTTCGGAGACCTTGTAAGCGGCCCAACTTCAGCAACGAGGTCAAGTCTTGGCATTTATACAATCACATATGGACAAGCGGCTTCTGGGATCTATGTTTTAAACGCTGGCGGGAAGTATCGAGCAGATTTTACTTATACCGTAAGCACCGTCTCTTACACCCAGAGTCAATATATCAATGTTTATACCCCTTACATAACATCGGTAGATTTCTTTAATGACCACCCCGAACTTGAAGATGATTGGAGCGATAAATTTGATAAAGTTGAAAAGAAAATACGAAATATCATTAACACCTTTTGTGGTCAATCATTCGATTATTACCCAAATAAGTCAATAGAACTTTCTGGCACTGGCAGGAAAATTCTGCATTTACCACACCCAATTGTGAAATTAACAACTGTGGTTCTTGATTCAGGCAAGGACAGCGAAGAAACTATTCACGATTCTACTGACACAACATTAGATGACAACATAGAGAAAAGCAAAGAAGTACACAATTTCAATAGTTCTTATTATATAAAGTATACAGGTCGATTCAATACTGTTAGCAGTTACAAAATTAGCGGGGATTTTGGATGGCAGTATGTCCCTAATAACATTGAGCAAGCAGCCGATTTGCTGATTGAAGATTTAATGAATGACGACTCTGAGTTTAGAAGGCATGGGATTAAGCAAGTCGAAATGGACACAACAAAATATTATACAAAAGATTCTTTCTATGAATCAACTGGTAATATTGATGCAGATGTTCTTTTAATGGACTACACCCTCTTTGTAATGGATTATGTGGTCTAATGTCAAATGGAACTTACGCAAGATTCCCGCACGCAGCGGATGTTTATACTAAGACAACAACCGCAAACGCAGCGGGGCAAAGAGCAACAACATATTCTTTATCTGGGAATGTAAAAGTTTTACTATTTTCAAACCTATCAGCAGATCGAAGATTGCTCCCCTATGTTGAGAACATTAATGAAATACAGTTCTATATTTCTTATAAAGATGCATCATATGTCGAATATTCAAACAGGGTAAAGAATTTTGTCGATAGATACGGCAATGTTGTTGAAGCAGGGCCCTTTGAGATTATAAATATCAATAAGCAAACTGGTCTAAATGGCAAAGTAAGACAGCTTTCAGTAACTTGCAAAAGGATAATCGAAAATGCTTAGAATATCAATTAACAAAAGTGCCCTTCTGCAAACAGAAGTTGCTGCACTGTATATGGGAACTTTACCGAACAGGGTTCAGGCCGCTCAGTTTAATGCAATGTTGAGGTCTAAAGAACAAATGAAGGCAAGAATTTCAGTAGTTGCTAAGGCGGCAAGGTATTTGCAATATAAAATAATTGGAAGTGGTTCTACTGGAATTAAAATGAGCATATCGCCATACCCCAAAAATTTTACTAGAAAAGACGGCGGCAATATTCAAATAGCATCATCCATTGTCCTAACTGGCAAGAAGGGTGGTGGATTTATTTATCCGAAAAAGGGGACTACTTTAAAATTACGAAGTCCCAGTGTTACGAGCGGATACCCAAAATTTGCAAAGCGTGTAAGAAAAGTAAGAATTGACTCTAAGCGGAAAGAAGTTGAGGAAATTGCTAAAGCAATTTTGATAGAAGAAATCAAAAATGCTTTTAGCCAACAGGGGTTCGGGGTAAGAGGCGGCGTTAAATCAGATTCTACTGATATTGTGAGGGCGGGATAATGCCAATTAGTGTATATGACATAAACACATATTTAAAAGCCGACTCAAGCCTGGAAACTATTGCGGGGAAAATTATGAACTTCTTCCCTGTTATTGGGTATGGGACAGAAACTGCCCCATTTGTAATTTACTTTTACAACCCCCATATCCCATCAGCCGAGTCTTATTGGCATAGATATGACGCAATAAGATATTGTGTTTATGACAGCGATGTTGATAGGTTGTTCCAAATTTGCGAAAGAATAATTACCCTTTTAGGGCATGCCGACCAGATACAGGGGCTTGTTGCCAGTTCTACAATCAGGGTGCTTTCATCTTCGCTTGTAGGGACATCTCTCTCTGAGCCAATGGAAAAAGAGGGTTGGTATCAAATGGACCTCGATTTCTCGCTATTCTCAGTAAGTCTATAATTTTTTTGTGGTATCATAAGATATGGTCTATAATGTAATTACATACATCGGCAAAACACCAAGTTTTGCCGTTAAATTAGAAAAAAAGGTTTACGAGTTTGAATGGCAAAAAGGTCGAGGAATCGGCAGCCGCTCGGATGAGATAAAAGTAGATCACGCTATGAAGATTTCTAAATGGCGAGATCGCAAGGGCAAAAAAATATTTGTCCTTGAATAAATAGGAGGATAGTAAAATGGCAGTAACAACTTCCAATATCGTGGTCGGTGAAGCGACCGTTAAGACAGGCACATCAGATACATCAATGACGAATGAAGACTTTGATACCCTCACAGATGTCGGCGCAACAACAGGTGGCGTTGAGATTTCGTGGGAGCCAGACATGGTTGACATCGAGATTGACCAATATGGCGATGCCGCAAAAGTAATTCAGTCAAAAGTTAAGGTAATTGTTAAGACAACGCTCTCAGAAGCAACTCTGAATAACTTGGCTTTGGCATGGAGCTATGACAATGCTGATGATGGTGCTGACATCAAAATGAACACAACAGCCGCTAATACAAGAACAATGCTGTTTGGTTCGCAGAGCGTGTACCCATTCGAGTACTCGCTCCAAGTTACTGGTAATGCCCCTGGCTCAAGCGCCTCGGTAACAAAAAGCCGTAAATTCAACACAAAGAGAGCAGTGTCGTTTACGACATCAATGATTGCGATGAAAAGATCAGAGGCCACAACCTTTGAGGTTTCATTTAGAATTTTGCCAGTAACTGGTGATACTGGTTACGAGTACGGCAAGATTATTGACCAAATCTAATTAAAGAATAATTCGCAATAAGTTAGACCTCCCAGGGTTGTGTATGATATACTCAATCTTGGGAGTTTTAATATCCCCATGATTATAAAACAGGATGGTAGAAAATGGCAAATAATGCCGATATGTTCAAAGGAACCGCAATAACATTTGGTGATGGCAAAGTAAGAACGGTCAAAGCTCTTACGATTAAGCATCTTCGTGAATTTATGAAAGTTGCCAATGAAATGAAAGCAAATGATGAAACTGGCATGACGGATGATGACATCGACAAGATGGTTGCCGCCGCGTCCATTGCCTTGAGAAAGGCAGACCCAGAACTTGCTGCTGATCTAGGCGCTCTAGAAGATATTCTCGACCTGAGAACATTTGCTGAAGTTATGGCTGCAGCAATGGGTAACGACCCAAACCCGCAGTAGGGGATGGAGAGAGTGACGAGCCTCCGCTAGTTTGGGATGATATCCCCCTTCTGAAATATGAAGCAGAAATATTTGTGCAAACTGGGGCTTGGAAAAGCCTTGAGGAATTAGAAGAATCTTTAATACTCCATGAGATGTTTTTGCTGTATCGCGCCTGCACCAATGAATTTAGTAAGAACTTAAAAATCTCTGCCATGGCCCAAGGGGCAGATGTTGATCTCGAAGAAGACTGGTATTCACCGTCAGAGTTTAAGGGTAAAAAAGAACAACAGCTTGGCGCTTTTGATATTGCCAGCATGATTGGTCTGGGATACGCGCAAGAATAGTGATTGCTTTATACCCAATAAAATGGGATAATACATATAGGTATGTACGATGTCTGATGTAGATCTGATCATATCCGTTCACACGAACGGCGCTAAGGAAATTGCCAATTTAAGCGCATCTATGCGCTCTATGACGCTGCAGTTGCGCGGTATAACTGTTCCAATGAGGTCTCTTGACAAGCATAGTCGTGACCTTAACAAGGCAATAGGCTTAACAAGTAAAGGTATGAATGAACATGCTAAGACTTTTAGGCAGGTTATTCAAAACCAAAAAACTTTCGGGGCAGAAACTAGAAGAATAAAGTCAGATATTATATCGTACAGAGCCGCAATTAACTCAGTTGGTGGATCACATACAAGACTAGGCGCAGAGATGATCAACGCCCAAAGACAACTTCGTGGTTTGGGAAATGCAATGAAAGGAATTAGGTTTAGAGCCTTCAATTCAGACCTCGCAAGCGTAGCTTTGAAACTACAAAAAGTGGGTAAGGATGCCCAATTTGTGGGTAGAAGCTTGATGATTAACCTTACAGCCCCAATTGTAATTATGGCTCGGCTCGGGATGAGAGCCTTTATTAGCATCAACAGAGAAAGTGTCAAGCTTGCTAAAATATTAGAGCAAGTTGCTATGAATACTGATCAGGCAAGAATGAAAATTGGCCTTCTCGAAGGCCAAGTCGCAACATTTGCGCAGACTGTTCAGATGAATAAGATGGTTGCGGCATTCAAAGCAATGGACGACAGCCTTACTTCTCTGAGCAGTAAATTCGGTGTATCGAAAGATTTGGTCGTGGGTCTGGCGGCTGACTTTGGCGAGCTGGGTATTACTGCTGAAGCCAACATTATAGCCCTTGTTGAAATGACATCAACAATTGAAAAATTGGGAAGCATGGATGTTGGGGCGGCTAAAGATTTGGCTCAAGCTTTGTACTTCAATTCAAGAAGAGCTTTTGAAGCGTCTGGTGCATTGAAGAATTATGGCACACTTGCTGAGAGGGAAGCAAAATCTATTAGAGCGGCAAACACTCAGATGCAAATGTTCAACGCGATTGAGAATGTCACGGCACTATCTCTCGCGGATCTAGCCGAGGCTCTGCCTGAACTTGGCTCGATGGCTGTAAGTTTTGGTTTGTCATTAAACGAAGCCGCAGCGTTACTTGCCCCAATGAAAGCTGCTGGTTTAGATATTGGGGCTTCATCAACTTCTGTTAAGGTTTCTTTGCAGAGAGCAATTGTCCCAACTATTAGAAATGTTAAATTACTCGCGGTCTTGGCTAAACAATATGGAGCAACTAGCGAAGCGCAAAAAGCATTTACAGAAACAAGCAGAACTGGTTTAACTGGATTGCAAGCCATTGTTGATGTTTATGACGCTGTTAATCAGGGCGGTAAAAATACTGAAGGCTCATTGAAGTTGATGTCGCAGCTGTTTGAAAAACGCCAGGGCCCAAGAATGATTCTTGCTATTGAACAATTATCTCAATTTAACAAACAATTAAATAAAGTCAAGGGTGATAGCCAAGGCGCAGAAAGAATAATGGCTGGAGCTGCTGAGTCTGCATTGATAAGTTACAACAGTCTTAATAACACAGCACTCCCAACAACAATTAATAACTTTAAAGATATTGGCGTTATTGCTCGTATTGCGACTGGTTTTGCGGGACAAATGGTTGATACTTTTAAGGGCGCTGGGGAAGGTGGTTCTATTACGGAAAAAGAAATTAAAGGGGCTCAGGCTGCTAGAAAAGCAGTTGCTGATCTTGTGTTGGAAAAAAGACAGGCGGAAGGAATAGACTTAATTGGTAGTGCTTCAACTGAATCAGGCAAAGTTATGCTTGTTGAACTTGCTGGCGCTTCAACTGCCGCTCAAATAGCCGCGCAAGAATTGGCTGTCGCTCTTAGTTCAACGGCGGTTGCTCAAGACAGAATAAAGAACTCATTTAAATTGTTTGCTGCCGACATGATAACACTCGTCGGTCCAGCAATTAATAGTATAGCCAACAAGATTGATGCATTTTATAAAAGATGGCAGGATCTTAGCGAAGAAACAAAAAATACGATAAGAAAATTTGTTGTTGGCATACTCGCATTTTTAGCAGTGATTGGTCCTGTCGTTATCGCAATAGGCACCTTCGCAGCCGCTACAGGAGTCATGGGGCGAGCCCTTACAAGATTTCTGCCAAAACTTCGTAATACCGAAACTGGGTTCGTATCTCTAGGCAATGCGGCTAGAGGGGCTAAGAGTAAAGTTAATGATTTGTATAACTCTTTCATTGGTAAGACTGGCGATGTGAAAATAGGCAACCCATTCACGCCAATTTCTTCTGCTACTTCAGCTACTGGCATGGGTCCTGGTTTTAAAAGCATGTCTCCAGCGCGAAGAGTTGGGAAAAACATTAGCGTTTTTGACCCAACAACAGGGGCTGTAATACCGCCAACCAGAGGTCCTGGTGGGAGATTTTTAAGTCGTAGCGCAAGGCGTGCTGTTTCGGACCCCCAGTTAATGCTGACTGAACAATTCGCGAGAAATGAAGCCAGTATGTTGGCTAAATCAGGTGCAAGAATTACTCCTACTGGTCGATATCTGCAACCAGTAAAAGCAAATGCTTTACAACGATTGATGCATCCTAGAAAAATGTCTGGTGTCGTTGGTCATAAGTTTATTTCACCAAAATTTGTGTCTGAAGCGTCTGCTCTTCGTGAAAATATTATGCGTGAAAAAAGTGTTATGACATCCCCGACTGGTCAAAGATTCATTAGAAGATCAGGGTCTAGAATTGCCGACCTCACAGAAAACCAATCTTTGAGCATGGCAAGGGGTGGAATTCGAGGTCGGATCACAAAGGGGATGATTGCACCAAGGGAGGCCGTTAAAGCAATTGGAAGAGCTCCTGCCGCCGCGATGACGGGTTATCGGAATTCAATCCTTGGCGCTAAAAATGCGCTTCTTGAAGTAAGAAAGAGCCAATTTTCTCTTGAAGGCGGTGGTGGTGTAATAAAGAAAATAACCGCTGCCATGAAAGGTTTTATGTTGGCAACAAATCTTGGTACAAAAGCATTGAAGTTAATGAAAATTGCAATGATAAGTTCTGGAATTTTAATTGCGCTATTAGCAATCGGCGTTGTCATTATGCTTGTAAAAAATAATATGGAGAAATTCAAAACATCGGGCAAGGCTGCTATGGATAAAATAAAAGCAGCCTTCGATATATTTAAAAATGCATTGCTTGAAATTATAAGACCAATTATGGATCTGTTCTCTACCTTTGGTACAGGCGGCGAAGGCGCTGAAGGTGCAATTAGTGGGATAAGCAAGGCTTTTGGTAAGGTCGCTGATGTAATAACATGGTTAGCAAAACTATTCGCCAGCTTTGTAAAAAATTATGTGCAGCCATATATGTATATGATAATAAACATTGTCGCAGCAGTTGTCTCATTATTCCAAGGGAACTGGGGTAAGGCGTTTGATTATTTAACAGCCGCCGTTGGTTGGGCTGCAAAAATTGTAGTAAAAGTTCTTTCTTTTGCGTTTGGCGCTGTCGCTAAAGTTGTTGGGCTTGTTTTAGGTTGGATTATAAAAGCGTTTGGTGGGTTAATGAAAGGCTTGGTTGCTATTGTCTTTCTGGGGGTAAAGTCAATAATTACACAGTTTACATTAATACCAAAGGCTTTTGCTAAGGCGACGGGGTATCTATCCAAGGTCCCAGGGTTGGGATTCCTGAAAGGTATATCTGATGGGGTCAATGGCGTTGTCGATTCAACTTTCGCTTTGGTTGATAAAGCCAAAGGATCTGTTAATGGGATAATTGATTCAACTGTTAATGGGCTTGTCAAATTTGTCAACAAAGGTGATGAAGCTGTAACTAACATTGCTAATAAGATGATGAAAACAATTGATTCTGCTATAGCAAAAGGTGTTAAGAAATCAACTGGTAAAGTAAAGATATTTGACGGTATACCTAAAGCAGCTGCAGACGCTGGAGATGATGCTGGTGAAGCTATTGCTGAAAACATGACTGACGAATTTAACGCTGCTGGTGGTGCAAGCAAAATCGGTAAGGCTATCAAAGATGAGCTTATGGACGCTGCTCAAAAATTACAAGACTACATCGCTGGCGAACTCTCTAATGCTATAAAGAAATATGTAGATGAGGCTGTAAAGGCTTTGAATATACAAAAGGATTCGGCTCTTAAAGTATTTGACATCCAGTTATCAACACTGATGAAGCTTGAAAAAGCAGAGGAGTCTTTGACAAAGACAAAAGCATATGAAGTTGCTAAGCGAAAGATGATTGATGATAAGACATTAAGCGATGAGCAGTTCAGAAGAAACTTTGCGGTTGCTGTTTATGAAGGTCGTATTGATGATGCAAGAATGCTCCAGTTGGAACAGCAGAAAAATGAAAAGGATCAAACTGAACAACTAAAGGGAATTGAATCTGATCGAGCAAAAGATCTTGCTAAAGAAAATCTTGATGCATTAAAGAATGCAATTAACGAGGCAAAAGACGCGGCTTCAAAATTCTTTGAAGAATCAATAACTAAGTTCCAAGAAGCAATTGTTCTTATTACTAAATTCCCACCAGTAACAATTGAAGATTATCGTAAGCAAATTGGCGAGATAACAACTATCACTAATCAAACGGCTATTGATACTGGCGCTGCTTTTGGTGAAATGTTTGAAAAGTTTGTTACAACAATAAATGATAAAATGCCAAATAAAGTTGTTGGTGCATTTTCTGAAAATCTTGACGCTCTAGTCGCAGAGGCAACACTTAAATATGGCCTTGGAGCTACACCAGGCGAAAACACAATTATCGGGGTAACACTTGGAATGCTTGTGGGCATGGGTGATACTTTTGGAGATAATAAACAAGCTGTTGTTGATCAATTTGGTTTGGTTTCAACTGGCATTGTAGATAATTTTGTTGCTGCAAAAACTGAAATATTAAGGATTGTCAATGAAGATTTCCTCGTTCCATTCGAGGCTGCTGGTTTAATATTTGCTACAAACTGGCAGACTATATACACACAGGCTATTAAAGATGGTAATACAGCAATTACTGATAGCTATAGAAGCATGGTTGTTAATAATAAAGAATTATTGGACGAAATGCTTGGCTATCTTGATACAGAAACAAAAGCTTGGATTGCCAAAAAGGTTGCTATTGATGCCGCAAATAAGGCTGCTAGCGAAGGCGGAGGTAGCGGAGGCGATGTCGCTGGCAATACTGGGCTTGATCGTGTTGGCATTAATCGTCGTGATGCCCAAGGCAATACTGGTTTTGGTGCAAGCAGTGTGGCTGATTGGTATAGGCCGATGGTTCGCCGCGCAGGTCACCGCTTTAAAACTGGCGGGCCAATACCGATGGATCAGAGTGGTTTTATCAAGCCTGGATTTATTAATAAACCAGAAACAGAGGGCGTACCAGCCATCTTACATGGTGGAGAATATATTATCAATGCAAAAGCTGTAAAAAGGCTTGGCTTGGGTGCATTGACAAAGCTTAATAATAATTTTATCCCGAAGTTTAAGAAGGGTGGTTTAGTCCCAACTGTAAAGGGGTCTCCTTTGAGGAGGGGATCTGCGGATCGGTTAGAAAAAAATATAATGGACAAGGCACATGCTGGTAGAAAAGAAATGGCTTTGGCTACTGCTGCACAAGCGCAGAAAAATAAACAAAAGCCAAATTGGCAATATGGTGGGGGGGTTCAAGGGCTGATGCTTAATATGCTCAGTCACCCAATGAGTTATGTAAAGCCATTTTTGAAAGAAACATTGAGACCGAAAAATTCTTTTGCCATGATTGGTGCTGGAGTTGGTGGTGCTCTTGGCGCGTTCGGAGGTGGTGTTGGCGCAGTACCTGGGAGTATTGGTGGTGCCGCATTCGGGGGTGGAATTGGCAGCTTTGTTGAACAGTTGTTTGATAAAAAGAAGGGTGTTTCTGTAAAAGCAATTGCATCTAATGCGCTTTTGCAAGGCGCATTCGCAGGCGTTGGCGGAGCAGTTGCTAATCCCATTGCGAAGTTTGCAAAAAATGCATTAATTTCTAAATTCCCTGGCACTGCGACTTATATTAAAGGAATTGCTTCTAGAACAACAGGTCCCGTGGCAAACTTCTTAAGCAGTTTGCCTTCTAGGTTGAGAGGAGATTATCTCAAGCCATTTGATGCCTCAAAACTTGATCCTTCAAAAATAGTTGATTTGTCTGGTTCTAGAACCAACGAGCTTATGTCTAGCTCTAGAATGAGAGAATTGATGTCTGGGCCTAGAAATCTACCAGCGCCATATATAAAAGGAATGAACACAAAAGATATTATAGGCGATAAAATTCTTCGCTATACAGAAATATATGATCAGAATTCTGGCACCTGGGGCGCTAATGTTGGTGCCGAAGTTGTTCCTAGCTTTCAATTACATAAAATTGGTAATGAACTATTAACATTTGGTGTATCTGACGATATAATTAAAGGCACCACCGCGTTAAACAATCTTAATATTAAGGGTTTTGATTTTAATGCTTTTAAAATCGCTGGCGTTAATCCAAGCCTTCAATCCAGTATTAATTTAAGTGATGATTTTTGGGCATCAGTAAGAGGAATGAGGATACAAAATCCTGCTATCGCCAATAATGATACAACCGCCGCAGGGATTTTTTACAATGCAATAGTTAATAAAGATCAAGCCGCGATAATACAGTTTAGACACTTAAAAAATCTTGGTAAAAATAGTATGCAAGAGGATATGTTTAAATATTGGAATCACCATCCAGATAAATCTGTGTTTGATCGTTACGGCAAGGAACAAATTCTCTCAGATCATGTAACAAGAAAAATGACAGGCATTAAGCCTCTTTTTTGGGTCCATGAAAAAAAATATCCGTTTACATTGAATAAAAACGGGGACATGGAATTACGCCCAACTTCTCATTTCCAAACAGACTTTAAAGGCTCAACCATGAACATTTGGAAAGATGGTGTCGAAACTAGTGATATTTATAGAACACCTACTGGCGCTCCAATGATATCTGCAGGAACGAAAGACTATGTTAGAGATACCATACATGGCGTAATTAATCACTCCGTAATGGGCCATGGACAAAGAGAAAATGTGATTGATGGGATGAATGTATTAGTCGCTAATTTAGAAGAAGTGATAAAAGCAAACCCTGGTGCAATAGAAAGTTTAAATACAATAGATACATTCTTTACTCCCCGTCCAGGGATGCCATTGATTATTCCAAAAGGCACATTTAAATTAATACCAAAAACTAAAAATATTGGGGCAGATATTAATGACTTTATGGATACTTGGATCAATGGGGAAATTACTGGGAAGGATTATGGTTTTCAAGGAGGAGATCATGGTTCTTTCAATGATGCTCATGCTCATTATGTAGCGAAAATTGCTGAGGGGTTAAAAATTTCAGCCTCAAATCACTTTAATAGCCCGTCTGGTGGGTCGGGTGGCAATCTTGGCTTTCTAAGAGGTCGTGAGCTTAACGCAAATGAGTTTTCTACTGGCAGAAATATATCTGAAATTAGTTCAAATTATCTGGCTAGATTACAGGAAAGGAATAAATTTAACGCGACATCTGAGATTGAGCGGTTTTCCCTAGCATGGGACAAGTTTATAAATTATCAAAATTATAACCAGGGCGGTACTATAACTGATCGATTTGGTCAACCACTAGCCCTGCCGTCGGCTAAAAGCCCGAATTCCCCAGACATGAGCCCTTATGTCCCTCTCCGCCCTCGGAATCGCGCTCCAATTAGGCATGCATTTAAGACTGGGGGGTATGTCCCTGGGAATCCATCAGTGGGTGTACCAGCAATGTTACATGGCGGCGAATATGTTATTAATGCTAGATCCGTAAGCAATATGGGTAGAATTGCTCTTGAAGCAATCAACGGTTCAAAATTTAGAACTCCATCAAGCACACCATCGATGGCTATGGCTGGGAAGCAATCAAGCATTAGCACGGTGAATATTAATGTTGATACTTTTATCGGGGAAGAAGAATGGTTCAAAACAATGATGAAGGATTACAATATAAATGTACTCCCAAAGAACCAAAGAAATGCGGGTAATGAGCCTAGAACCTTTAGCAGCTATAATGGTGTTAATAGAGGGAACTAATGACACCAGATACCGCGATAACACATCTTGTAGTTTTAAATAATCATGAAATAACTGAGCACAACCGCGTGTTCTCTTCTTCAATGACAACATCAAGTTCTAATGTTGAATTGGCAAACGGGAACAAGCGTCGATTTATAAAGAATGTAAAGAATCTTTACACACTAAGCTTTACATGGCTCCCGTCACTCCAGACTGAAACGATTGATGGTAGAAGAGGACGGGACTATTTGTACAGTTTGGCAACCATGTCATCTCAATTTAATTTATCAATTAAACTTAACCCAGACGACCCTTTCTATGACACGGTTGTTTATGTTGATTCATATAATGAAACTTTATTAAGGAGAGATATATCGGCGCAGTGTGCTTATTACAATGTTGATATTTCTCTAAAAGAGAAGTAAAATGGCTAGTAGTTTTTTTGAAATTACACAACCCTTCAGTAGCGGCATTGTATTTTACGGTCCAGACGGGACTGTTGATGCAGCCGCTCAACTGTCGTCTGAATCATCATTAACAGTTGCATTTAAGAAGACATCCGTAGCGTCAGCCAATCTTTCAAGTTCAACATCGGTAAATACTGTCGCCAGAAGAATTGTGCATGCATCTGCCACGCTTTCTGCTGGTACAGTAACACTAACTGTCGCTAGTGAAAGGCATGATAGTCTCGTAACTATTTCTGGTCAGACTAATCTCGTTGTAAATTTAACGAAAATATCCAAAGCGTCAACAACCGTTTCTGGCTCATCCACCATTGTATCCGCCTCTACGAAGATTTCTAAGGCTATAATTGGAATTACAGCAGAATCAAGTGTTGTTGCCTCAATTATAAAAATATCAAAAGCAATATCTAATATTTCTGGGACTGCTTCCGTTACAACCAGCGCAGAGAGAATTGCTAACGCTAAAGCTGTCCTGTCTGCGTCTATTATTGTATTTGCGCCAAAAGCAAAAATATTCCTTGCAACAATTAGAATCAACCTATCTGATCGGGCTGGGTTTGGATCATTAAACGCTAAAGCCATAAGATTTAGCAGCACATTAACCCCTGACTCTTCTTTGATTAGGTCATTGTTACTGCTAGACGGCAACCCTCTTACAAATCAGAGCAGAACGCTTAGCGTCTCGGTAGCGCCAATTTTTATTGAAAACACAAATCTACTTGGGGACACTGAGAGATATTATAAGAACAGTGCGGCTGGGGGGAAAAGAACATACAGTCTTAACTGGTCTTATATTCCCAACTTCAGAGAAAAGACAGTTGATACTCGTGAATCAAGAAACTTTATAAAAGATATCGCGATGGATGCTGATATTCACACATTGACAATATTGAAACAAGATGAGGCTGGGCTAACACCGTATACAGAAGAGAATTTGGAAGTCTTTGTTACTGGGTTTAATGAAAATTTAATAAGAAGAGACCTTATTGATAATGTATACTATTTTAGCTGTTCAATGACATTAGAGGAGGTTTAAATTGTTATCAACTGGAATGCATAACTTACCAATATCTGACTCATTTAGTTCCGCCATCCTCGCACCAGCCCAGAAGATTAAGCCAAAAATAATCGCAACATGGCTAGATAGCCGACACCTGGAAAACCTTGTGGTCACAACGAATGACGCTTATTCGGCAGATAATCAATTGTACCCAAATAGAGGATTTTATTTCCCCGCTTCTGAATGCATGAACGGGATAGAAAGACAATCTTTTACTTGGGCTGTTGCTGGTGCAAAGGATATTAATGGAGACATCATAAAGGCTGACGGTTCGTGGTATGCGATGCCTTCGCTGATAACAAATGATCTAGCCAACACCCAGACTGGCAGTAATTTAGAATTCGGATGGTGGTCTAATTCTAAAAGTAATGCTGGTGTTCATATCTCATATAATGGTTATGGATTTTCGACTGATCCATATGTAGAGGCTTCATTTACAACAAGAAAAGTTAATAAAATAAAAATTGTCACATCGGAATTCTATGGTCAAATATACGATTACACACTGCAAGTTTACGACGGCTCCGCTGTTTTAGTTCTAACAGAGGAAGGCACTATGACATCTGGGTCATACTACCAAGAACACTTTGTATCGGAAGCACTCTCGACTCAAAATGTTTCTAAAATAAAAGTCACCGTTCGCTCAACAAAGAATCCAGAAGACTATGCGCGAATTCAAGAAATTGTTCCGATGTATCAAACAGATATCAGTGATAGCGTTATTTCCTACTCAGTGAACAGATCTCGTGATGTACACTCGACAAGCCTTCCGATAGGCGGCTCTGAAATTGGTTCTGTTGAGATAACAATTGATAACACATCTAAAGATTTTAATCTTTTTAATAGTAATTCTCTGTATGGACAATACATGGTAAAAAATGTAAAGATGGAAGTGTACACTGGATGGAGAATTAAAAAGCCGCAGATATCTCAAATAAACGATTCTTATTTAACAACTCAACTGTTATCAAACACATCTGCCTCAAGCAGCACCTTCACGGTTATTGATGGGTCAATGCTTAAGACTGGCGGTGCCTCAGATAAGTTTTTGGTAACAATTGATGAAGGAACCCAGTCTGAAGAAATAATCGCGTGCACTTCGACAAGCTCATCAAATGTTGTAACTGTTTATGAAAGGGGTTATGGCGGCACTATCGCTAAAGCTCATAGTGCAAATGCAACTGTAAAATTTGATATTTATGAATATGTAAAGAATGGAACATTCTATGTTGACCAATGGGGTGTCAACACGGACATGTCGGTTAAAGCTTCTTTACAAGATTGGACAAAATTCATTTCTGAAAGAATAATTAATTACGGGTTTTTGATGCAAAATGTTTATGTCGGGGATGCTGTAAAAAATCTTTTGATGAGGGCTAACTTCCCCAAAGCCGATTTTGAATCTCTCCATTCTTATGTTAATGGAGCAAAAAACAGGGGGGCGATTGCCGTCTATTCTTTTAATGAGGAATCAATTGATAGAAGTGGTAACAATATAGTTTCATCAACGGGATTGCGTGCAAGATTTTGGGGCATGCCAATTAGTAAAAAGAACATTTATGTGAAGGACATCCTTGCGGATGCAATCGATAAAGAACTATCTCCTTTAGACAAGGCAATGGGTGAGAAGAAGTTTGTATCACCCAGCTATGTAACCTTGTCTAAAAGCATATCTGACCTCAGTACGGATGCTTTGAAAATAACTGACTATTCTTTTGTTGGGGTGGATAATGAAACATATATTGATTACTTCAATGGTGTGTTCGATGGCTATTATGTCCCGACAGAAAGCGGGCTGCAGCAACTTATTTTATGGGTTAAATCTGGTGGTGTTGCTTTATATATAGATGATAAATTGATTTTGGACAGATGGAATACGGTTAACGCTTTCACGAGATATGCGTCAAGCAGCATTAATTTCACGGCTGGCGTTCCTAGAAAAATAAGAATTGAGTTCTTTCATGAATACAATGATGGTGCTACCTCAACTTTTAAATTACATCTATATAAAGCAATGGATGGTTTGTCGGATGAAATTGTCTCTGCGTCAGAATGCTGTACAATAGCCGCTCTTGACTCGATGGGTTGTAAAGATCCATCAAGAACCCTTGCGGTCGCTGATTCTTTCAACCATAGAAATACTGGAATATACATTGGGTCGCCAAAATTAAATCAAGATACTGGCTTGGTATCTGACCCGAACAACAAATCTGTTCTTCTGGACAGCAGCGCTTACATAAGAATCCCCTACAGCACATCAATAGATTTATCCAATACTTCGAGCCCATTATATACTGGTAGTTGGTCAATTGAATTTTTTGCAAAGTTCACTAGCGGTTCATTTAGCGGTGATGGTGAGTACATTAGTAATTGGGGCAACTCTGTTCCAACTTCGGGGTTTGAGTTTTTTAACAACGCCAGTTCTCATGGTTTTAAAATAAAGACATCTGCTGGGACATCTACGGTATCAAGTAGCAGTGTACTTTCAAATAGTTATTTTTATCATTTCGCTGTGACATTTGAAAATTTAATATTGAAGTATTATGTTAATGGCGTTAGTGTTAATGAAGCAACTATAGCAACCCCTTTATCATGGGTGACTCAAAATATAACAATCGGGGGTAGAGGCTCATCTTATTCAAGCGGGGCCGAGGTTGCGCCTTCTTTAATTAGAAGCTTTACAATTGACGAGGCTGCTTTTTACAATCGGGCATTGTCAAGCGCAGAAGTTGCTGATCGATATACGGAAAGCGCCATGCAGCCATTGACGGAATTCGCATTTTTATATGGGAATGAAAGTTCTATCCGAGAGGTTGTTAATGATATTACATTTGCAGACCTAGGGCGGTCGTATATAAATGAAAATGATAAAGCAAAATATGAACATTACTATAGATTTTTTGAAGGGTCTATAACGCAACACGCATCCGTGCAGACAACTCTAAGCGATTCCACCAACATAATTGACGCAAATTACTCTGTAGATTTACAATGTAATAAAGTTACTATCCCAATAGCATCTTTGCAAACAGCAACATCTAATCTGCAAACGCTATGGGTCGCAGCAGAAAATGAAACACTCGGGACAACTGGGTTGTCTGCTAATATAACAAGTTCTTCCAATATCATTTATGTCGATTCAACCATCAACCCCGTGTTTGCCGAAACTGGCTATTTAAGAATTGGTAGTGAAATTATTGAATATATTTCTAAAACAGCGACATCGTTTAACGGTCTTGTTCGTGGTAAATTCCAAACAATCGCGGCTTCTCACGCAATCGGTCTAGGGAACGATTCAAAAGTGAGGGAGGCAAGATACTATGATATTAAGTTTGATAAATCTCCCGCCTATAATGTTAAATCTCCGCTTATATCGGCAATAAGATTTGAAGAGCCAGACATGGTGGATATTGTTAGATATATGCCGTATGCATACGGCGCTGAGTTAATTGTTTCTGCATCTAATAATACAGAAATTGGCGGTGTTGTATTTTTGCAGGGCACTAACCCCCTGACTGATCTCCCATATTTTACTGGCATAGCGGGGACGGCGGTGCAACTTAGTGAGCAGAATATCCAGATAAAGGAGCAGTCTTCTGCGCTTGATCTAAGTATTAAAAAATATGGATTAAAAGATTTAAAAATTGAGAGTAAATTTATATCAAGCGCTGTCCATGCTAAAAAATTGGCGGAGTTTATAATAAGCAAAACGCAAATACCCGTTCCAATTATTGATATAAATGTTACAACAATGCCATTCATCCAGTTAGGTGATAGAATAAGGGTATCTAATTTATCCTCTTTAGATATTGTAAATACAGATTATTGGGTTATTTCACACCAAATGTCAATTGGCGCAAATATAACTCAGGGTCTGACTTTGAGGCAGGTTTCTTAATGGCTATTAGCGAATCACAAATTGTATTTTATTCTGGCGGCGGTCACAATCATAATGGCATTAATTCGAGCTTGCTGGATACATCATTGTATTCAGTGTTTGATTTTAGTCTTAGCATTTTTGGAGACCCAGACAGGGAGAGAAGCCAGGTCCTTAATGCAATAGCGCTTAAAGAGTATATTGTCTCAACAGTTAATACTTCTGTGCTGCAGCCTGCTGGTATATTTTTGCAAAGCGGGACTATAAATGGCGTAACTCTGATTGATAATACCGTAACTGCAAACCAAATTGCGGCAAACACAATAACCGCAAACGAAATTGAGGCATTCACAATAACTGCAAATGAAATTTTAGCGAACACAATAACTGCAAACCAAATTGCGGCAAACACAATAA